ACACACCATACAGAGGTGCGCCGCCCGTTCTATCCTAGATTTCGGATGATTTTTTTGAGCAGGGTCCGGAGTTCCACGACGCTGGCGAGTGCGAGGGGCGTCACGGTTTCAATCGTAATCACGCTCTCCGTGAGGGAGACCGAGGTGTATTTGTGGCCGCACGTCTGACACGCGCGCCACCGCCAGCGCGCATCCGACCCGTAGAGCTTCGAGTCGATCACGCCCACATGATCAGAGCCGCAGCGTGGGCAGATGCGGGCGTCTTTCATTGGCCCCGCCGACGCGCCCAGAGCCAGAGCCCGAGCGCGTAGATAAGAAGCCCGAGCGCGTAGCCAGCGCCGAGTCCTAAGATGACGCGCGTCTCTTCGTGCATCGTCACCCCTGCAACGGATCAAACTCATGCGCCGCATGGGCCGGCGGGCGCACGGCGATCATGCCCTGCGCGGTGAGCTGGCCCGGCATCTCGACCATCCCGAACGTGAGCGCCCAGGCGTCTGACAGATCGGGCGAAATCCCGAGCCGCTTTTTAATCAGCGCTTTGTCTTCGAGCAGGAACTTGCCTTTATGGAACGTGTAGGTCATCGCCGTGAGCTCGCGCGTCATCTCCGGCAACTTCGGGAGCGCGCCGCCCGCGTTGAGCCAGTTCAACGCGCTGAAGTAAATCTCCGCGCGCCGGTTCGCGTAGCGCGGGTCGAACGCCGGCGCCGCAAACTGCACGTTGATCGGCGCGAGGCCATTGGCGCGCATCACATCGACCGCCCCGGCCGCCCATCCGCCCGTCGCGTCGAAGAATTCGAGCTCGCTGCCCCACGTTTTCTTCCCCGCCATCACCCAATTCGCGATATCCACCGACACCGCCGAGCCCCGCGGATGCCGCTCAATGCGCGGCCGGAACGCCACCAGCCCTTGCCGCGGGAAGAGCACCGTGCGGTCATCGCCATAGCGCGCGACGTCGACGCCGATGCGCTTCTGCGCCCACTCGTATTGATCGGTGCGCAGATGCCGGCCCATCGCCGCTTCCACGTCGTCGACGCTGAACAGCGCGTTAATCGACGCCGGCGGGAATTGCCCGAGCAACTGCGATTTCACCCACGGGTTGTCGCGCCCGTAGGTCGCAATCTGCTCTTTCGCCCAGGCGAGGTCGATCTTCGGGGACCGCTTCGGATCGTCGGGGTCGCCGGTAATCCGAATCACGTGCCACTCGTGGCGGTTGATCGTCGCCGCGGCGTAGAGCATCCCTTCGAGGGAAATCGGGTTGCCGGCCTGCATGAACTTGCCGAACGCGAGCGTCGTCGACGAGAAGACCTGCTCGCCCGCGCGCATCACCGTGCTTGGAATCGCGCCGGTCTCGTCGCCGAGCACGAGGATGTATTTGCCGTGCAGCCCCGAGAGCGTCTTGCCCTGGGAGTCGGCCGTCGCCGTCTTCGGCCACGAGCGCGCGGCAATAAACCAGGTTTCCGGATGCGCGTTGTTAAAGACGCGTTCCTTGGTCCACGTGAACGCGGTTCGCAAATACTCGGACCGCTCCTGCCACTTCGAGAGCTCGGGCCAGAGGTTATCGCGCAGATTGTCCCAGGTGATCGAGAACCCGACGCCTTTCGGATGCTCCCCACGTTCGCCGTAGCAGCTCAGGAAGATCCACGCGCACCACGCGAGCACGGCCGTTTTGCCCGGCCCCACACACGCCTGCAGACTAATGCGCCGCATGTTCGGGCTCGGGTCGACGAACGCCTGGAGCGCGTCGAGCTGCCAGGCGTCCGGGGTCACCTTGAATTGCTCGAAGACGAATTGCTCCGGGTGTTCACGCCAGCGCAGCACGCACTCCGCAGAGGGACTCGCCATGCTCACCCAGACGCCAGCTTGGCCGCCGCGAGCTCATTCGCTTCCGTGAGGATGTCTTCGAGCGACCGCTCGATCTTCATATCGACGCGGTCTCGGAAGGTCTCCGGCTTCAACCCTTTCAACAGAAACATCAAGAGCGAGTCGGAGTATTCCGGCACGTAGCCGCAGCGCTTGCCCCGATAAAACACCGGTTTCCGCACGCCATCGACCGCGCGCGTGCGCGCCGCGTGCAACAACTGGTCGATCGCGTCATCCTTCGCCAGCGTATAGAGCGCGAGGAACTCGGGGATTTCCTGCCACTTGTTCAGCGTGGACCGGACGATGCCGGCCGCTTCGCACGACCGCAGATTGTTCCCATTTCGCCGGTAGGCGTCGAGAAAGGCGGCCTGCTTCTGAATGGTCCGCAACTGCAACATCGGCAGGCGTTGCTGCTGTTTTCGACGGCGTCTGGGTATTCGATTGTGATCGATTTGTTCGGGTGTTTTTCGGGCCATCTAGTGCCTCTTCAGGGGGGTGTGGTAGTCCTGGCCCGGGATGATGATGCGGCGCTTCGGCGGGCCGGCGATGGCCTGCGTCTCGCTGAAGAGGTCGACCTTCCGCGCGTCCATCTCGGCGTCCAGTTCGGCCTTCAGGCCAGTCAGATCCCACCGTCGCAGCGCATCCATGAAGCGCAGGTCAGGCACGACGACGCCCGCCCAGGGCCCGGTCGTTGCGTGCGCGCCGAGCCGCACCGCCGCCCACCTCACCAGCCCACGCGGCAGCTTCCAGGCTAGCCAGCTATAGAAATGCTCCAGCGTGAACTTCCGTTTCAGCGGCCAGTCGCGGTAAGCCATCAGCGTTCTCCAATAACTCTCTCTGCTTTAGCGATCGCGTTCTCGAGCACGGCCCAATCAATAGCGCAGTTCCCCTCGAATGCGGTGAGCGCCAACTTACAAGCCGCGAGCAGATCCGGCGCCGCGGCTAGGAGCGCCTTCCGTCGCTGCCTGGACTCGCGCATGTTGATGGCATGACAGCTTCGGCAATACGCCTGCCCGGGCACGTCCCGCGCGCCTTTACACCGACTGCAGGGGTGTGTCCTGATCACCGTTCCACGTGGCACTGCACGTGCCTCAGCTCACTCACCGCGGGACTCCGGTGTCCGCCCATTGGTTTTTGAGATCGTCACTCGTCATACGTCGTCAGTCCTGTGGTTAACGATCAGAAAAGACAAAGGCTTATGCGCGCGTAGAGCGTTTCGTGCGTCTTCATACTTGGGGATCTACCGCGTCAAGTGACTGTGCGTCTTCGAGGCGCTGTCTCGGAAGAATCCCGTTTGTTTGCTCGCCTTTCTGGTAGGCGTCCAACACGTTGCACACGGTATCCATGCCGTGATGAAACGCGGCCATCGCCGCTTCGTTCTCGTGATGCCCGCCATTGAACGTCGCATGTAAATTAGCGCGCATATGTTCAATGTTCAGCGCCGTCCGCAGGATCGTGAGGGCGTCAGTGAGGCGCTGGATTTCGGCTTTTTGCGTGTGATGTGATTCGCACCAGTCAGCGATGTCCTCATCTCGTATTTCGATTAATTCTTGTTGGGTCTTGTTTATTCGGACTAATTCCTCGTTCTCATGTTCGGCCTTACTAGCGCGGCGACGGAGTTCTAAAATCTCATCGCGTGCGCTGTCGGGAATTAGATCGCCATCCGCTGCGATCATCGCCCCTTCTTCGGTGAGAATGTTTTCCGCTTCCGTTGATACCGCATACACATGCTCGGCGATCCGACAATCAGGACAATTTAGATTAGCCTCTTTCGCCTTTTGAAAGTAATGGTGCTGCGAGCCGCCTTGCCCACAATACAAATGAACGCGGCCGGAGACAGGCGATACACGCGGTAGCTCGCTGTGTTGATCGGGCTTGGGCAATCCGTCCCCGCGCGCTAAATTCTTCTTTGGCATTTACGTCTCCGTGTCTCGCCCCGGAGGGGCGGGGACTAACTCGGTTAATTCGTCAATGGAATCGCCCGCGCGAATCCGTGTCAGCGCAGCGTGCCAGCCGGTTTGAAAGCCATCAGCCCCGCCCTGCTTCCGTGCGTGTTGGACCCTGAGCGATTCCATATCGGTGAACCATGAGGCGGAGCCGTCTGTGTGCGCGCCAGCATGACCGCTTTCCTTGAGACACTGATGGTCAACGACCGCGCCATGCTTCACGTCAAGACACAACGGCGATTTCGTCGTGCCCGGCGCGGGGGCCGCCTGCTCCCGCCATTCGTCAATAATTTCAGTAAGTTTTTCGGCGGAGATTGAAGCAACACCATTCGGTCCGGCTTCCTCTCGCTTGTAAATCAGCCATGACAACCCCAGAGGCGTGTTATCTGTGGTCTGCATCAACATCGACGCCAGAGCTTTCGCTTGGGGCGCGGGGGCCGCCTGCTGGCCTAACTCAATCGGTTTGTGGCCTGAAGGGCCGGAAGACACGTCGTTCATAGTCGCTCGCTCTGCTTCGCTGTCATTTCCGCTGCTTGGATGCGCTCGGCGATCCATTGGGCGATCTGCGGGACGATCGCGTTGCCCAACCCGCGCAAACGGTCCACCCGAGCGGATACCCCATGAGCCACTCGACCCACGTGGGGTTCAAACTCCCACTGCCGTCCAATGCTTTGACTGAGGCCGGTAAAGACGCTTGGTGCCCACCGTTCTCCATCGACTGTGCCCCAGGACTGCCCTTGTGATCTCTCGCGTTCGGCGTGGGCCATGTTTTCACCGCTGAGTGCAGTGTGTCTGGCTGGCCTCTGTGCCGACCTGAGTCGTGTTCCGCTCGCGGCGTCGGCCACATCCGCGCGTAATCCAACAGCGTCGTACCCGGATGCGAAGTCCAGACCTTCTTCCGATTCGCCGTCACGCGCGCCGAAAAGTGATCCTGAGCTGTTGGCGTGGGGATAAGCGACGATCCAGATTCGTTCTCTGAGGTGCGGCGCTCCGACATCGGCAGCCGATATGCAGTCCCATTCCGCGTCATACCCCGCCGCGGCCAGGTCTCCGAGAACCGTTCCAAAGAACCGTCCAGCGTCACTTGAGAGAAGCCCTGGCACGTTTTCCGCCACGACCCATCGGGGTCGCAGCTCGCGAATGAGTCGGGCAAACTCCGGCCAGAGATCGCGCTCGTCACTGGCGCCACCGCGAGCGCCGGCGAGACTGTGCGGCTGGCAGGGAAAGCCTCCGCAAATAACGTCAACTGGCTCGAGGCAGGCGTCACACCGTGATAGCGTTCCTTGTCTAGATACAGTCCTCGCACCTGACAATCCAACGTCGTCAACCCCGGACGATGGCTTGTGTCGAAGCTGTAATTGCGCGGCGTGGCCCAGAGGCCCGTGCGTTTCTTTGACATCTCGGTAACGCTTTACTCCCGGCCAGTGCGTTGCGAGAACATGGTTCGCATAGTCGTCAATCTCCACCTGCCATTTGATGTCAAACCCTGCGCGTTCAAAGCCCAGATCAAACCCGCCGATGCCGCTAAACAACGATCCGACCGTCATCATCGTTCGGACGGGCTAGTTGCTTGACGCGGTAGATCCCCATGTGCGACTAACGGCTGTCTGTCAACGCGCGCCAACTCTTTTTCGTTCTGCATTTCTTGTCTCCCCACCGGGGGATCGCTCCCGTGATCGGCCATTAGTCGTCTCCGGACGCCCGTGTTTTGAAATCGTCCCCGACGTCCTGGTTGAACGTGAACGGCCGATCCGGCGGGTCTAAGTTCAAGTGCTGTTTCGCGCACGGCACACAGAGCACCGACGACAGATATTTCGTGCGGCGATACAGCGCCCGCTCGCCCGCCTCAATCCAATGCCCGGTCGCGCAGAGCATCCCGGTCTTCACGATGAACCACTTCCGAGTGACGGACGAACGAAACACGCGCCGGCGACTCACGACGGTAACCCCGCCCCGCGCGTGTTGTGCTTCCCGGTGAACCACTGCAGGCAGCGCTTACAGGTCACCTGAGCCCGCCGGTCGCTCGCGACGATGACGGTAAGGGTGACGGGGACTGTGCCGCACACCGGATGCCGCGAATACCCGATGCCACCAGCGTTCCGCTGGTAAATCGTGATCGCACTGGCGTAGTGCACCGCTCTCACGCGCGCGCCTTCGCCGCCCCAAACATCTCCGCGATCGAGGGGCCGTCTTCGGTTTCGAGGACCGCGAGGGCCCGCTCGGTGTAAAACTCTTCCAACCGCCCGATCCGCACGGGCGGCGGGGTCTGCTGTGCAGCCCAGGCTTTCAATTGCCATCGGGTGCGGAAGAAGCGCCCGGCCGGACAACGACACGCCGCCGCATCGTAGTCCTGACTTTTGTGATAGCAAATCAACACGATCCCCACGTCGCCACAGGTGTTACAGCGGCTCATCGCTCGGCACCAGCACCCGCTGCCCGAGGGCCCGCGGCACGGCCACATCGTCGGGTTCCTGCCGCCAGAGCTCGCGCTGAAAGTAATTCCCCATCTGCGGGACCATGCCTTTTTTCCATTGGGCCGAGCGTTTTTGGCGATCCAAGCGCGCCATCAGCAACGGAAAGCCAATCGCGTCGCACGCCGCCAGAAACCCCTGAGTCGCGAGAAACCCCCCTTCTCGCCGATGGGACGGATACGCCGCCTGAAATTGCGCCCAGAGTTCATCGCTCGGGACAAGAGATTCTCTCTCTGGGGGAGATCCGGAGATCGGAGATCGGAGATCGGAGATCGGAGAGCATGGCGGCGGCATCGCCTCCGGCAATGCCACGGCATGACTCTGGGATGCTCTGGGCTTATGCCAGCGGGCGTCCGCGGCATCGCTTTGGCGTCGCGAGAACCTTTGTTGCTTCTCCCGTTCCTTCTCGAGCCGGGGATGGAGCAACCGATCCCCCTGCTGCACGAAACACCCGGAGATGTTCGGCCAGATCCGCTGAAAGGCCGCCGCCGGTAACCCCACGATATTTGCCAGCCGACGCGGCGCCGCCGGGAGTGATTTCTCCTGCCAACAGATACACAACAGCGTGATATACGCTCCCCGTTCCTGGAGCGACATCGCGGCCACATTCCCGTCCATCAGAAACTCCTTCGGGTAAAACTGAAACGCGGGGGATTTCTCCGGCGCCACGTCAGTCACGCTCCCACACGCCGACCGCCGATTCGCGCCCGACGAGATATTCCTCTCCGGTCTCGGCTTTGCCCCACACTTCGATCGGGCCGTTGGCTTTCTCTGGCGTCAGATACGCGACGCGCAGATCCTTCGAATGCAGCGACCAATTCCCCCGATGATGAAAAAAACAGCCGCGCACCATCAGCTCGGCGACCGTCCGGACCCCGTGGTCGCCGCCCATCCCTTTGGCGTCGAGATGGGCCGTTTCGAACAAGTGACGTTCGACGCAGCCCGGCACGAGGCGGCAGTAACACGCGCCGTCGCGCTTGCGGACTTTGGCTTTTTCCGCATCTTCGTGCGCGCGGATCGCGGCCTTGCGGTCGTCGCGTTGTCGGCGACCGTCTTCGCGCGAGAGCTTCGCTAAGGGCAATCCTGAGTAATCCATATCACTCGCCCTTTTTCCGCGTCGGCAGCTTGCGGCTGATCGTCTGCAGCGTGCGCGGGATGCCGGTAAAGTTCGCGCAGTGCAGTAACGAATTCAGCTTTTGCAGCTCGTCGCGAATATCCATCAGCACCGCGAGCCGCGCGGAGTCGAACGAGTAATGGCCGTTCGCGTCCGGCCGCACGCTCCAGGTCATATTCTTTTGGCGCGTATCCGTCGCCATCGCGCTAGGCCGGTCGCCGGAGCCGCAGGCGGTTCGTCCAGCCGCGTTCGTTCGCGCGTTTGTTGATCGGCAACGTGATACGCGGCCCGTGAAATTCGATCCGCGTAGACGCCTGCCGCTGCGCGCGGAGCCAGGCGTCCGACATCTGGGTGTCTGGTGGCGCCGCGCCGAGCACACGCCGTAAGCGGTTCAACATGAACCCTCGTTTCGTTAAGTGCCGTCTCTCCGGCTGTCACGCCTAATCTGTGGCGCTGCTGACTCCTGGCGTTCTCATGCCGCGATTACCGCGCTCGCCACTTCCGCCGGCGGACTCCACCGCACTCTTGCGCCGGATTCGTCCTCGTAGCTGTGCGGACCGAAGAATCCCAAACTGCCAGCGCCGATCGCGTCTCACGGGTGAACCTAAGACGCCTCGAAGGCACGTCCTGAGCCCGTGCCGCCTGAATGGCGGCGTCGATCGGCGCTGGCACACGGTCTAGCCGTTCGTCGGATCGTTCGGAATGTCCACGTCGTCGATCGCCGAGAGGGCGTCCACGATCGCCGTGCTTCTCGTCAGCAACGGCTCGAGGTCCGCCTCGGTGATCGCCCCGCCTTGCGCCAGGAGATCGCGCAGGCGCTTGATCTCGGTGGTCTGCTTGACTTCTTCCGACGCGATGCGGGTCAGCGCCGCGGTCGCCTCGTCCAACTTGTCGCTGACTTGTTTGATGGTGGCCATGAGTGTGTCTACCTTTCGATGCAGCAGGGTAAGCGACGCCTCGACCTGCTGCAGACGAGTCGAGTCGCTGTGGGTATGGGACACGAAATGGTCGAGCGCGTCGAACAGCCGGCGGATCCGGATCGTTTTTGTGCGTTCCTGGTGTGGTGCTTTTTTGCTCATACAGGGCCTACACACGTGAATTGCCGATCGGGATCAACGGCCAGCCCACTCGCGGCCCGGGGAAGCCACGTTCCCAGCGTGCGCCGCCGTCAATGCCCAATCGGCAAGCTCTTCCATTACGCGGCTTTCTTGCGCCAAAATTCCGGGTCGGGATCCTCGGTGACGACCCCGTAAAACTCCGCGAGAAATTGCCGCACCTGCTCGACGAAGTCGTAAAAGTTCTTGCCGTTCATCGTCGAGGACCGCTCCGCGAGGTCGTATTCCTCCACGATGTCGCCGGCACGATCCGCCAAGACGTAGTGCTTTGTGGTCGCGAACTTCGCGAGCATCAGCTCGTGAAACTCATCGGCGGTGTAGCCGATGTTCGACCGTTCCGCGACATCCAGCACGCACGCTCGGTAGTAATTGTTGGCCTTGTCGCTGCGGCTCTGCCCTTCTTCGACGATGCGCACTTTCACCCGTTTGCCGACCAGCGTGAGCAACCAAATCTCCAGCGCCCGCCGTGTGTCGGCGTGCATCTGCAGGCTCCCCTTGGCGCTCACGCCGGCGGCAAACTCCGGCGTCTTCACGTGCGCACCGCCGCGGCTTTCGCGCAGTCCGTATCGTGCGGCTCGACGTTCAGGACCGACCCGCACTCGCTGCACCGGCTCGCGTCGCAGTCCTGACATTCCCAATCATCAGAGGGATTCACGCCGCAGACGGGGTCAGGGAACCCGTCATAGTTCGATTCGAGGTTGCGGTTCGGGCACGTCCATGTCGCCGTGCAGCCGTGGACTTTGTTGCGACAGGTGTGGATGTGCTCACCGGTGCGTCTCATCACACCACCGCGTTTTCTACGGCTTCGGCCGCATCGCTCTGGCGTTTGTCGAAGCAGATCGCCAGCAGGCCCGATGCCGCCACGGCATCCGTGAGCGCGTCCGCTTTGCCGCCGTTGAGCGCCTGCTCTTCGAAGAGCCGGAGCGCCGAGAGCCCGAGTTGGAGTTTTTCGAGCGACTGACTTTCGACGGCCTTCCAGCTCCGGGTTTTAAACAGCACTTCGACCGCCATCGACCGCAGGGCCTTTTCCTTCGCCGACTCGCTCGGCCACAGTTTGCGGAGCGTCGCTTCGAGCTCTTCGAGCGCGATACCGACCAACTTCACGCGCTTTTGATAGTCGGAGTCCCCGCGGCTGTTGAAGAGCGCCGTGCTCGACCGCTCTTCGATGCCTTTGTTGCCCTGCCCGCCGTTGATCCGCATCTTCGCGAAGTGCGGCGCCAGCGCCTTGTAGACGGCCTTCCAGTCGCCGGCCTTGTAGTGGTTGATGTCCTTGAACGCGAACATCAGCCCGTTGAGCACCATCGCGCGATCCTTCAGGACGTGCATGTTGTGAATAAAGTGCCCGCCCGCCCGTTTCTCGATCCGCGTTTTCTTCGTGCGGTTGCCCTTCTTCACTTCCTGAATTTCGTCCATGACGCGCTCGGCTTCCATTTCGATGAGCAGGTGCGGCTCGTAGCCCGCGTCCTTCTCCGAGCGCATCTTCGTGCCGGCTTTGTGGAACCCCATCTTGCCGGTCTCGACGTCGACTTCGTTTTCCCACTCATACGCGAGTCGGCCGGAGAACACGCAGTGCAGCGGACTGTTCAGGAATTGCCGCACCCACCCGCCCCACATCTCTTGCAATTGCTGCATGTGATGGAATTCGAGCTTCTGAACCTTCAGCCGCTCTTTGAGCGATTCCTGGAGCTCGGCCCACGGATGGGAGTAACTGTCGACGATGAACGCGCAGGCGTTCATGGCTTCCGCTTCGACGAGCGCCTGCCGCATGTCGGCAAACGCGCGGCTCTTCACGCGGAAGAGCTTGACGCCCTCGATCTGGTAGATGTCGAGCAGCCAGTCCGACGCCGCTTCGGTGTCGACCAGCACGACCGGCGCGCTGTTGTGGTAGGTCTTCGAGAGCGCGACCGCGATCAACGTGGCGCTGACGCTCTTCCCCGATCCGCCGGGTCCGAACAGGCCGATCTTCGCGGCCGATTGTTCGACCATCGCTTCTTTTAAGAGGCTCATGACTGCACCGCTTTCACGAGTCCCTCGGCTTCGAGCGCGAGCAGCCGGTTATCGAGGCGGCAATCGAGCGCCGCATCGGGACTCTGAAAGACGAGCGTTTGTTTGTAGGCCCGAATGACGGCTTCGGCGAGTTTGAACAGATACGCCGCTTTCTCGGGACTGACGCCGTCGGAGAGAATCGAGAAGCAGTCGTCGTAGTCGTAGTCGCCGCGGCAGATCAGATCGGCCGCGGCCATCGTCGCAATCCGCTCGAGGCCCGGGTGCACGGTCAACATCACGACGAACTCCCCCGCCTCGCGAAACCGCTTGGACTCCGCCGGCGGCAAATCGCGCAGGCGGACCGCCCGGACGCCGTCTTCGCGGCACTGGAGCGCGAGCAACATCTGCGCGATCGTCTGCGCGACGCCGCTGCGATCGAGTTGCCGATGCACGTCGGCACACGCGGGTCTTTGGTCTTGCATGGCGTGAGGAAAAACTGCTACATTACTCATCGGACACGTTCCTTTCGGTTGTGGGCCAGCGTTCGCAGCGCTGGCCTTTCGTTTGTTACGCCGACTCCTTCGTCCGCACCGACTGCACGACTTCAAATCCATAGTGCAGGGCCATCTGCAGCGTGAGCTCGCGCATGACGCTGTCGGGCCAGGCCGCCACCATGTGATGAAATGAGAGATGTTCTTTGTCGGCGATCTGCCGCGAGATTTGGCCGTGGTCGCCCATCTCGGCGAGCTTGACGTCGGCCCGCCGGACGGCTGCGGCCAGCATCGCGCTCGCCGCCTCACGTCGCGTGAGCGTGGCTTTCGCTACCGGCTTGCGCGCGTTCTCAACCGTCGTGAGTTGCGCGTCACGCGAGGATTGGTAGAGAATGACCGTCGTCATGCCGCGCCCTGCTTCCCCACAAGTAAGCAGAGGGTTGACCGCCGGTCACTCGAATACTGGATGTTATGATAACTAACTCGCATGGCCGTAAGCACTCTGTTTATCGCCAGTTAATAGCGCGCGCGATTTGCGACGTTTCGATGCGCTTACCGAAGTAAGCGCCCAGAGTCCCGCCGACACGCCCGCGTGCGCCTCGATGCGTAAGGCGACCGCTAACTGGGGCCGGCGCTTCCCGGAGAGATATTGATTGAGGCACATGTAGTGCACCGCAAGGACTTTGGCGGCTTCCCGCTGATTCAGGCCCCGGCGCACCATCCAATCACGGAGCGCCACCGCACCAGCGGTCATACGGACGGGACGGGGTTTCGCCATACCGAGAGAGTAAGCCCATCGCTTACCACTTGTCAAGCCCTCCCTGAGCCGAATGGTTCGCCTACGCTTACCGACCCCGTGCTACAACCCAAGGGCCGGTCACGTATGCACACCGACCACCTAAAAGCCCTGTATTTATTGAAGGAAAACATCCGCGCGCTGATGGCGCTGCGCCACGTCGACCAACCGAGTCTCGCGAAGTGGGTCGGGCATTCGAAGGCGTGGATTAACAAATTTCTCAACGACCCGGTCGCCGAGATTCAAATCAAAGACCTCGACAAAATCGCCGATGCGCTCGGGGTGGCGACGTATCAACTCTTTCAGCCCGGCACGAGCCGCATGACGGAACGCCGCAGCGCGATCGACCGGCGGGGAAGCCACGAGCGCCGCATTGGGCAGGCTGGCCGCCAACTTGCTACGCTCCAGGGCGAGCATTCCAAACTCCCCCGAGGTGCCGATGTCGCTGCCGTTCGACCGTCGCCGGACGACCCGG